CAGCCGAACAACTATTGCCTCCTCCTGATACTCCTCCACTTGTAGCAGTGTTTGTGTCTACAGTAAAGTGATAGAAATTGTCTGTTTGTGTTATGTTTCCACTTGAATCTCGTTTGCCGACTGTAATCGAGTAGCCAGCAGCTTTTGCAACGTTAGTGCCAGTTACACCATCAAAACTTTGTGGTGTATTAAATGATGCAGAAGTAGAAGGTGCACCTCTAAATCTTACAGTATCTCCTGTTGATCTACCATGTCCTGGTTCTGATACATTTATAATTCCTGATGAAGCTGCAATAGTTTCAAAAGGATTTGGTCCTAATATTGCTATAACTTCATTTTCAGTTCTATCAGGTCTAGCATCTAATAAACCTTCTGCGTCTCCACCTCTTGTTCTTAATTCTAATTGTGGATGTTTTCTTTCAAATTCTGAACGATGTACAAAAGAACCATTCCATTCTTTAACCATTTCATTATATGGAAATTCCATTCCTGATCTGTCTGATATTGCTTTTGAATATTTTCCTCTTGCCATTATGTTCCTGGGTAATAAGTTTTAGGGGTTATGTGTACACTAGTAGAAGAACCGTCTTCTGATAATGCTCTTGCTAATTCATCTTCATAATAAAGTTTCATAGCTTGTATTCTATCGGGTGCAAATTTTTGTGCTAAATAAAATGCAAGCCCTGATACCATACAAGGTACAAATCTAAATGGTACATCTGTTGCATCAGTATAAGTTGAGTCTGCATCTTGTATTCTCTTTACATAATAAAAATGTAAATCTTTAGACGCATTAGATGAATCTGCTGTTGGATAAACTGTTAAAGTAGTCTTATCAATAAATCTTTGTACAAAATACTGTGAAGGTGTACCTTTAGATAATTTATTAGATAATGCAGAATATGTAGATCTATCTATTTTTGTTAATGCTTGGTCAGCTTGTGAAGTTGAAGTTCTACTAGTTCTTAAAGTTGCTTCTAAAATATCTGCTACACCATAAACATTAGATGTTGCATTTGTGCTAGAACTTGTTCCATCTCCACTTTCTCTATAAAAAATGTATTCAGTTTGACCTTCAATTAAATCAATATTAGTCTCAGCTATTTCCCAATAGTGCAAACCTCTATTACCCCATTCTTGAAACATTATGTTTAAAGAACGTCTTGCTGTTTTTAATTGATATCCAGAAGTTACTTGTGAACCAATTCGCTCATATGCCTCTGCAATTAAATCATCAACTGCAAAAGTTTTGTCGAAAGTAACTGTGCCTGAAGTTGTATTGGCCATCAGTTATCTCCTAATATAATTTTTTAAATTCTGCTATACCTGGAACTACAAGATTAACATCACTTTCATTAGTGTTGTTTGATTTGTCAGTTTTTAGTCCTCCAAATTCTCTAAAATCCCAATATCCTGCACCAGTTAATCCAATGATAGGAATATCTCCATCATCATCTTCTTCATCTAAACGTGCAAAAGAATCTCCACCGTCACCACCTTGACATGAATACCAGACTCTTTGTAAAACTAAGTGTAAACAAGAAGCACCTTGTGCGTTTGTAGCCATTGCTGAAACGTCACCAAATACTGTTGTTGCACCTGTTCCGTCTGATTGATTTACTATTTTAATAACCACTCTAACATCATTTTCTTGCATGATAGTTGGTCCTGTTACTGTATCTGCCATTTGTTTCCCTCCTTAATTAAGAAACTGTGGGGCCGAAGCCCCACATAGT